GGTAATTGGACAGCTCATTCTTTCTCTAGCGACAGCCTAGATTTAATAGGGTAATAAACACGCTGTATGGCTACACAAAGAGAGGTTGCAGACCATTTGGATTTATCAGTCAAAAGAGTCTCAGAACTCATTAGAGATGGTATCTTGCCTTCAAAACCTGGAAGAAGTCCCTTAAATATAGATGTTTGCAGAGTTGCATATATCTCATACCTAAGAAAACTTGGTGGCTATCATAAACGAAGCGGATCAGGTGATATTGCTGAAGAAAAAACCAAACTAACTGCTGCTCAAGCTAGAAAAGCAGAATTAGAAGTAGAAGAGTTAGAGGGCAACTTAATACCATCACAATTAGTAGAAGATACCTGGATTGATTATGTAGCTAATGCTAGAGCAAAGCTATTAGCACTACCATCAAGAGTTGCACATCAAGTTATAACAATAGATACATATTCAGAAGCAGAGGAATTAATAAAAGATCAAGTGCATGAAGCATTAGATGAATTAGCACAACATGGAATACCTAAAAAATATAGACAAAGTAGTGAGCAAGACCAATCAGATTTGGAAAGCTCCACCAACACTTAAGATATCAGAGTGGGCGGATAAGTACCGCAGACTATCACCTGAATCTTCTGCTGAAGCTGGTCAGTGGAGAACTGATAGAGCTGAATATCAACGTGGTATTTTAGATGCTTTTAACAATCCAAACATAGAACGTATAGTTGTTATGACCAGTTCTCAGGTTGGTAAGACCGAAATTTTACTTAATGCTATTGGTTATTATATTGACCAAAACCCATCTCCAATGCTTTGCGTACAGCCAACATTGGCAATGGGACAAGCATTTAGTAAAGATAGACTTGCAGCCATGATAAGAGATAGTGATAAGTTAAAAGATTCTGTAAAAGATGCTAGAAGCAGAGATAGTGGTAATACAACTATGCACAAAGCATTTGCTGGCGGTCATATCTCTATAGTTGGTAGCAACAGTGCTAGTGGACTTGCTTCAAGACCAATAAGAATCCTATTAATGGATGAAGTTGATAGATATGAAACAAGTGCTGGTTCTGAGGGATCACCTATATCACTTGCAATAGCAAGAACTAAAACATTTTGGAATAGGAAGATATTTATGTGTAGCACTCCTACTGTAAAAGGTATTTCTGCTATTGAAGATGCTTTTGAAGAATCAGATCAACGTTATTACCATGTACCTTGTCCAGAGTGTAATCATAAACAGGTATTAAAATGGAAAAACGTAGTTTGGGATGATGAAAAACCAGAAACAGCTAATTATGCATGTGATGGATGTGGTGCTGTTATTAGTGAATCTAAAAAACAATGGATGATTAAGAATGGTGAATGGATAGCAACTAAACCAACAAACAAAGTAGCAGGATTTCATATTTCAGAGTTATATAGTGTTTGGTCTACATGGGCTGATATGGCAAAGAACTTCTTAGAAGCTAAAAAGAATCCAGAAACATTAAAAACATTTATAAATACAAGTCTTGGTGAAAGCTGGGAAGAACAAGGTGATGCTGTTGAATATGAAACACTACTTGAACGCAGATTGAACTATGACTTTACTAACATTCCAGAAGATGTATTAGTTTTAACTGCTGGATGTGATGTTCAGAAGGATAGGATAGAGCTGCAATTAGTGGGATGGGGTAAGGATTATTTAGCTTACGTTTGTGATTATAAGATATTCTGGGGAGATCCCAATAGTCAGAATGTCTGGTCAGACCTAGATGCTTACCTTAAAAAAAGATTTAAAACAGATACAGATAGAATCATACCCATATCTTGCACAACTATTGACTCAGGTGGACACCATACCAACATGGTTTATCAATTTACTAAACCAAGACAAGGCAGAAGAGTCTTTGCAATTAAAGGTTTATCTACTTCTGGCAAACCTATAGCCAATAGACCTACATTTGTTGGTAAAAACAAAGCTGTTCTTTATGGTGTTGGTACTGATAGTGCTAAAGAAGCTGTTTTTGCTAGATTAGCAACTGATCCTGACCAAACTACCTTACATTTCTGCTCAGACCTTGATGAAGAATACTTTAAACAGCTTACAGCAGAGAAAAGAATTACTAAGTTTGTAAGAGGAAGAAAAACGCTTGCTTGGAAGCAAATTAGACCAAGAAATGAAGCATTAGATACTTTGGTATATAACTTTGCAGCTATTTACATCTTAAACCCTAATTTTGAGAGTATTGAGCATAAAATACTAACTCAGGAGTCTAAACCACAACAAAAATCACAAAATTCACCACAAAAAGGCATAAATAGAGGTAATTTTGCTACTTCTTGGAAATAGATATATAAATATCATACCCAAGAGTTGACAATTAGGTTATGCACCTTAGTGTTATTAGTAGATTAATCTAATAATAATAAACGAGGTTTTTGCTTGTCTAACGCATTTGATAGAGAAAACTACCCAACAAAAGAACCTAGTACGCTTGTATTGGGTGACTTTTGGGCATGGAAACGTGACGATTTAGCTGAAATCTATCCTATAGCATCATATTCACTTACTTTTGAGTTTCATGAAGATTCTGGTGGTGGTGGAAATCATAAATTTACACTCACTGCTGTAGAAGCTAACTCTACTTATTACATTGAAGCAGCATCATCATCTACAACTGGTTATACAGTTGGTGATTACATCTGGGAAGCATATATAACTAAGACTTCTGATTCTAATAGAATCATGGTGGATTCAGGTAGAACATCAATTACCGAAAATTTAGCTAATACAAATGCTGATCTTAGAAGTCATGCTAAAAAAGTAGTAGATGCAATAGAAGCTGTTATTGAAAACAGAGCATCAATGGATCAAAGCTCAATGTCTATTGCTGGTAGATCACTATCCAGAATGTCTATAGATGAATTAATGACATTTAGAGATAGATACAAAGCTGAATACTTAAAAGAAATAAAACTAGCAAGAATTAGAAATGGGCAAGGAACTGGCAACACGCCAAAGGTAAGGTTTACTAAATAATGGCATGGTATAGCAGAATTTTAGGTTTAGATGATCCTAAAATACAAAAAAAACAAACATTTAAAAGAAGTTACTCTGGTGCTAACACTGGAAGGCTATTTGCTGACTTCATTACATCATCTACAAGTGCTGATGCAGAAATTAAAGACAATATAAGAATATTAAGAGACAGAGCTAGAGAATTAGCTCGCAATGACTCCTATATATCAAGATATCTTAACTTAATGGTATCTAATGTTATTGGTAAGCATGGAATCAGAGTATCTTCAAAAGCAAGAAATGATGATGGATCACTGGATATAGGTGCAAATGTACTTATTGAACGTGCATGGAAGGAATGGTCTAAGGTTGGTAATTGTACTGCTAATGGTAGATTAAGTTTTTTAGACTGCCAAAAAATCTTCATTGAATCTTTATGTAGAGATGGTGAGGTATTAATTAGGAAGATTAAGTCTAATGAATCACCTTTTGGATTCACATTACAGTTTTTAGAAGCAGATCATTTAGATGAAACTAAGAATGACTATTACAAAGGCACTGGGAATAGAATAAAGATGGGTGTTGAGGTAAATAAATACGATAAACCAGTAGCTTATCACTTATTTAAAGAACATCCTTATGACAGAACATATATGGGCAACATAGAACACATTAGAGTTCCAGCAGATGAAATAATACACGCTTACTTACCACAAAGAGCAGAACAAACTAGAGGTGTTTCTTTAGTTGCTACTGCTATGGCTAATATTAAGCAATACAACGCATATTTAGAGGCTGAGATCGTTGCTGCTCGCGTGTCTGCTTCAAAAATGGGATTCTTTACATCTCCTGATGGTGATGGTTATGTTGGTGATGGTGAGTTTGAAGATGGATTTAATCCCACAATGAACGCACAAGCTGGCGTATTTGAATCACTTCCTGCTGGTGTAAATTTCACTGCATTTGACCCAACGCATCCTACATCTGCATTTGATTCATTTACAACCAGCGTACTTAGAAGCATAGCTTCTGGTTTCAGTTAATTACAGCTCTATCAGACAAGGTGCTTTAGAAGATAGATCTATGTATATGATTTATCAGCAATTTGTAGTTGAGCATTTTATTAACCCTGTATTTCAATCATGGTTAGAAATGGCTATATCAACTGGTTATATTAATTTACCAATAGGTAAGTTTGATAAATTTGCTAATTCAGTCAACTTTATACCTAGATCATTCTCTTGGATTGATCCATTAAAAGAAATGCAAGCTAATGTTGTTGGTTTACAAAATGGAACTTTAACTTATGCGGACATATCTGCTTCTTATGGAAGAGATACAGAAGAATTATTTGAACAACATCAAAAAGAAATAGAACTAGCGAAACAATATGATATTGAAATAGCTTATCAGCCATTTGGTCAGAAACTACCTGTAGAAGCAAAGATACAGGGCGGAGATGATGATGAGTAAAGATTTAAAAAGTTTTGATTCAATAGAATCAGAAAAACATCCACTAAATAGTGAGGAGAAATCTATGAATAAAGAAGATAGACATATCCTTAATGTTAGTGAAACTGACAACACTGTTGTTGTTGAGTTTGCAAAGCATGAGGATGTAGAACATGAAGGTGAAGAAGTAGAGATAACTGATGAAGTATCTATGTCTGATTCAAATGAAGAAGAAAGAAATGTAATTGATATGCCTATGAAATATAGAACTATTGATTTATCTCGTTCTGAATACATTGATGAAGAAAAAAGAATGGTACGAGTTGGAGTTTCTTCTGAAGAGCCTGTTGAAAGAAGTTTTGGCATGGAAGTGCTAGGACATTCTGCTGATGATATAAACATGGAGTTTATTTCATCTGGAAGAGCACCATTACTCTTGGATCATGATATGAACAAGCAAATTGGTGTAATAGAAGAATTTAAACTTGATGAGACTGCTAAAAGGACAATAGCAGTAGTTAGATTTGGTAAATCTGCTTTAGCTCGAGAAGTTTTTGAAGATGTAGCTGATGGTATTCGCATGAATATATCTGTTGGTTACAGAGTCGATAAATTAACAAGAATGAACAAAGACGATGAAACTTATTACAAAGCTGAATGGACTCCTATGGAAGTATCTTCTGTATCAGTTCCAGCAGATCAGAGTAGGTTAGTCGGAGTTGGTCGTTCTAAAGATAAACAAAAAACACAAACAACAAAGGTGAAAATAATGGAAAACGAAAAACAAGAAATTAATCTTGATGAAGTTAGATCACAAACTGTTGCTGAAGCTAAAGCTGAATTTAAAAGAAATTCTAAAGAAATTATAGACTTAGCTGTTAAGCACAACAAAAGAGATCTAGCTGATAAAGCAATCGGTGATGGCATTTCTGTTGAAGAATTTAGAGGCGTATTATTAGAAAATATTTCTAACGACACTCCTTTAGAAACTCCTTCAGACATTGGTATGACTAAAGAAGAAGTAAGAGAGTTCTCATTAGTGAGAGCAATCAATGCTTTAGCAAACCCAACAGATAGAAAAGCTCAAGAAGCTGCTGCATTTGAATTTGAATGTTCAAACGAAGCTGCAAGAATACAAGGTAAATCTGCTCAAGGTATTATGATGCCAGCAGATCTATTAAGATCTTGGGGACAAAGAGACTTAAATACAACTGATGATTCAACTCTAATCGCTCAAGATTACAGAGGTGGAGACTTCATAGACGTATTAAGAAACAAATCTTCAGTAATGAACGCTGGAGCTACTATGCTTAGAGGATTACAAGGAAATGTTGTAATACCTAAGAAAACTGCTGCTTCTGCTGCTGCTTGGATAGCAACAGAGGGCGGAAATAGTGGTGAGAGTGAGTTTACAGTTGGTTCAGTAACAATGTCTCCAAAAGTAATTGGTGGACATACTGAAATGACTAGACTTATGCTTCAACAGTCAAGTTTAGATGTTGAAAACCTAGTAAGAAATGACCTATCTGAAGCTATTGCTCTTGCAATTGATTTAGGTGCTTTAGCTGGTTCTGGTTCTTCAGGACAGCCTACAGGTATTTCTGCAACTTCAGGTATTAACAC